CGAGCCATGCGGTGAGCGGACCGTGTCCGATCTGGTTGACGTAATCGGTGGTGCGAACGGCGCCGCGCTGCAATTCCGCATCCTTGGCGTAAGCCGTAGTGTGCGAGACCGTCTGCGCTCCGACTCGTGCCGGGAGGACGCCGGTCAGTTGCGCATACAGGTTGATAAACTGCAGCGCGGCATTCCCTAGTGCGCTTGGATCACCGCCAATCTTGTCATGTACGATCGGAGGGTCGGTCGATTCCCACATCGCATTGGGGTAAATCTCCGGACCTCCCGACTGTGCAAAGGCCATGTCCTGACGGTCGTAACTGACCGGCGGCGAGTTCTTGAGCATGGCCGCATCGAGAAAACGGTTGGTCGCGTCCGTCGCCGTCTGCTGTACGGTGCGACCCTTCATCAACGGCCCGGTCGGATAAGCGTCGTCTGCCGACTCGTGCATGTACGGGAACAGCAGGTAGCTGGAGAACGGATACTTGCGGAAACGAAACCGGATTACCGCCCTGGTCGAGCCGCCGCCGGAGTCCGCGCCGCCGAGCGCCACGGTAATGATGGCGCCGGGAATAACGACGCTCTTGACCGTCCGCCGCGGGACAACGATGTCGCCTTCCATCTCGAGAACTTCGACATAGCCACCCTTGCCGGGGAGAACCTTGCTCAAGTTCCGCGGCATCCAGCCGCCGTCAAAATCGTCCGGGTCGGTTGAACCTTTGTTAGCGGCCAGTGCCAGGTTCTCGTATCTGATCAGTTCGTGAGCGATGTGCGCGACACCGAGCACGGTAGACGAATGAAGGTTCGGCTTCGGTTCCTCAAGGTATAGGTTTTTGATCGAGCACGGAACGATGACCGGGATTTTCTGTTTTTCGCTGCGAATGCCTCGCGCCTCGAAAATATAGATGTTCTTGCGTTCTACTCGCGCCCGCCCAACGCCCATGCCGTACTTGAACGATTCCGCGTTAATGATGTCGAACCGCGACGTGTGATCGTACTGGCGGAAGCTGTTGAGCAGAAACCCCTCGACCAGCTTGTCGGCATTGTCCTGGTTGATGTGGTGTTGCATGTCCATCTCAAGACCGGGAATCTTGATATGGCTGGCCTTCTCGAAAAACTCATCCGACGTTTCGGCGTGCGCTTTGAACCAGTTTCCAGCGTCAGAGAACATTATGCGCCGCGCGTCCGCGGTCAGAACCTCAAGAGCCTGCGCCTGCAGCGGCAACTCCGTTTCCGCCATCCACTTCTTCTTGCTGTCGATTGCACCGTTTGGCAGCCGTTTGAAATCTACTTCGGGTTCCATGGCGATCTGCCGGTCGATTTCCTTCCATGCCCGTTCGCGATCTGAACGCGCCTGCTTGCGGCGGTTGTATTCCTCGATGACGTATTCGCAAATCCACTTCCAGTCGCGATCATCGAAGCGCCGCGCCTTCTTGACATCGCCGCTCTGCCGGTCAACCTCCTGAATGTTGTCGCTCTTGGCCATCAGTGCAGCCTGCGCTGTTTCTTTAACTCGTCGCGGGCAAACTTAATGGCAGTTTTACTGCGCATAGTTTCCCGGGCATAATCTGAATGTCCGGGATCATGCAGCATATCGCACACCACTACTCCAACAGGAGACAATCCCTTTTTTGGACAAAACCATATAGTTGCAAAACATCCGAGCGGGTAATCATTGGCCGTCGCCGTCACATTGAACCGCTCAAGAAATGGCAGATATGATGGCGAGATATAACCGTCAGCAATGAATACCTCGTGGCCTTCTACAATTACTCTCATAACCGGCTTGACCGGGCCAGAACTCAATATCCTATCGAGATCGTCCTTGGTCATATCCGCGCACTCGCGATCGGCTGCTGCGGGGCATGGCTGCGGCGCACGCCGAACGAATCCGGCGCGACGGCGTAGCGTTTCATCATCACCGCATAGTCCATCGCTCTGAGAGTATCGTCACGCTTTGCCACGATCTTACCGTCCTTGCGGTGATAGCTGTTCTTTTCCTCGAACCAGATTGACAAGTTGGAGAACACCTTGAACCGTCCGGTGTGCATGCGCTCCAGTATCTCGTCAACGATCGGTTCGACCGGCTGGCCGCCGCCAGTATCCGGCTCGCCGTATCGTGTCTTCGCATAACGAGCCGACTTCGACAGCATGTTGACGCCGAGATCGCGATAATGCTGCGCCAGCGTCTTGCCGCCCGATTTCTCCCGGTTCATGCCGTCATGCGGCCACGCCACCGGAATAAACTTGTTGGTCTTGTTCAGCCACGCCGCGTGATACGGCGCCGACTCTCCCTTGGCCCGGTAGCAGTCAATGACATAAATCACGTCCTGATCTCGGTCCCAGGCAATCTCTACACCCGCCGCCGGATGATCTATGCCAAAGTCACAGCCTTTTATTCGTGCGAAATGACCGGGTATCTTGAACGGATCGATGCGGATTTCATCATCTGAAACGGGATAAACAGCGCCCTCACCCATCATCGGGATGCCCTTGGTGCGGGCGTCCAACTCCCAAGCTGGATAAGACTTTTTCAGACGCTCTTTTTCGTTGTCGTCCAGATGCGGTGCGGCGTCCCAGGTCGCGTTCTGCATGTAGATGCCGTCACCGCCATCTCGAAAATGAAGGGACAGGTCGGTCCAGCCGAGCAGCGGCGTCAGCGTAGCGATGAGAATGCCTTGCGTTCGCAGAATTCTGGTCAGGGACTCGGTGTATATTTTGTTGTCGTCCGGCTCCTCGTCCAGCCATACAATATGCGGCGCACCGCCCTGCCACTTCTGCCAACCCTGTTCGTATGTTTTGGTAAAACCGTTCGATATTCCGCCCGAGATATGACGAACCTGAAACGAATCGATCACGTCCTTGACGCCGGCCTGACGCATAGTAGGACGGCCGATTATCCGATTACGGGGTATCCATCCGGTACCTAGTTCCTCGCCGGTGCCGCCGAGCAATACGGTCTGCACGTTCTGCTTGGAAGTCTCGTTGGTCGGCGACCCGGTCCACACCCGCACCGGCGTATTGAACCTTTTCCCTTTCCAGCCGTCCGGCCAGACCAGTTCACCCGCATTGGGATGATTCTGACCATTCGCCATCCGATCTGGATATTTCATCAATCGGGATAGGCCGTCATAGTCGCCGATCATGTGAATAGCGACCTCGGCGGCGGCCACGAACGTCTTGCCGACGCCGTTAGCCGCCATCAACATACGCTCGGTATTGTCTATTCCCGCTTCATAGAACTGGCGCTGCCAGGGATATGGCCGCCACTGCGAAAGTTTCGCACTGGCCATATCGCGGTAGAATTTTGCAACGAGCTGCGCCTTACGCTGCTCCTGCTCTATTGTGAGCTGGTCCATTCATTGAACGCCTTGATGATGCTGGACGCCGTGTCTTCCTCGAACACCATGCGCTGATGCTTGGGGTTGCCGGGCAATGTCTTGATACCGTTGTGAACATAAAACGCTTCGCTGAACGACCATCCGAGCTTGTCGCAAATTGGTTTCAGCATCAGCACCGGGGCGTCGATCGCCATGGCGAACCCGGCAGGGCCGTTGGAGACGAACAGGTTACAGAAGGCTGAACGGTAGAGTGCGCCGCGGTGTTCCAGGTCGACAGATGCGCCAGGGTTGATGGGGAAAGGGTCCATTGCCTGCCCTGCCTTGGCGGTATCTCGAACAAATACCACCTCGTAACCGGCGTTAGCGATGGCATGGGCAGCTTTGACCCATTCATCAACATTACTATTGCGTTCCGTTTCATAGCTGGCCTCGCGCAGGGTAATGGTCACCAGCTTGTCGTTTTTCGGGAACGTGAGATGCGGGCGCAGGCAGCGGCCGGCTATCTCCAACCCCGGCTTCATCACCTCGGCCATGCCGGTGTAGCGCGCACCGATGCCGAACATCTCCTCGTCGGGCAACTCGTTGAACACTTCAACCGACGACACGCTCGGCAGCATGTGGCACATCGGCTCGACGACGGCATAGAAGATGTCGATCCTTCCGACCAGGTTCATGGGCGCCAGAACGAGGCTAATGTCTTCGCACTGATCCCTGCCACCGATCCTGCGCGCTTCCAGATAGACCAGGAACCAGGTGACCTCGTATTGCGGCGGCCCCCTCGTCAGGTCGTAGCAGGCGCGCAGCGTTGCCATGCAGCTATTTCCTGCCTTGCCTTTGCTATTGCCGCATCCAGACCGCGACGAATTTCCTTCAACTTGTCTGCCTCGACCCGCATGGCGATGTGGCCGATGGCAATCGCATTGCTAATCTCTATGCTTCGTTGCGCCGGAAGCATGCCGGTATGGTTTCGACCGGGTGCGCGTAGAATGCCTGGAATCCTGCGCCCAACTCATGCCAGGCCCGGTCACCTTCCTCGCTGTCCAGCCAATCCATGCACTCGCGCACCGACTGGAATTCATGCGGCGGCGAGAAATGCCCGGTCGCCAGGATGGTGTGGGCACTGAATACTACGACAACCGCCTCGATCAGCATGACGGTGCT